TGTGTGAGTAGTAAGTAAATGATTTTGAGTCCATCTTAAATCTCCATGTAAACTTCATCTTCTGTAATCGTACCAAGAAGTTGCTGTATTTCGTCATAGACTTCTCTACCACTACAACTCATTCTCTGATAATCCCAACCTAAGTCAGTTATAAGGGAAAGTAACTTGTCTCCCATATCGTTGACTCTAACAGTTTTTTCTTTACCATAGTCTCCTTTGACTTTGATGTAGAACTCATTGATTGTATAGTTCTGATTAGGGTCTGTTTTTGTGGTCATTTTAGTAGTCCTCCATTTTGTTACCTATCCAATGATGATAGTTGAACTCTGTGATGTCAAGATACTCAACATCGTGGAATCTTGCACATTCTTCTGGTGTTTCTCCGTCAGGAATGAATACAAACTCTTCACAAAAATATTCTGAAGAAATCCCAATTTTTTTAGTGTGTTCGATAATTTGGTTGATTTCCTTATTATCGTCAAGATGTTTCTTAAGATACTTAAGGTCTTTCTTGAGTTGTTTTTTTGATTTAGACATAAGGGGTTTCTCCTTTGTATATACCTATTATAGTGGTAAAACTGCCATACTTCCACTCTTAGTGGACACTTTTTTAGGTGGCACATTCAACTCTTCCATAATAATTTGTTTTGGTAGTATGTTATAACAATAGTAACTACTACTGAATGTTATCTTATCATTGTCTCTACCATCTGGACTAATAAACTTCATTCTCTTGTCGAACATTAATAACTGTAAGTCCTTATCCTTGAATAGTTGTTTTGGTGCTGAGTCATTTAACCAAGTATTTGTCATTATCAAGGCAAATGGTTTTCCAAATGATAATGCTCTCTCAAAGTATTTTCTCTTATTGGTAAAAGGTGGATTTGATACCATCACATCCCAATACTCTGGTTCAAAGTCAAAGAAGTCAATACCCATACTAATATGAGTAGCAATAACTTTATTTTGTTTTGATATTTGTTTAGTAAACTCACTATCAATAGTATCAAAAGGACACCATACAGTAGCACCCTCTGGAATATACTTCAGTATAGGTTTGACACCATAATCAGGTGTGTAACACTCATCGTTGTTACCACCTGAGAACATTAACTTACCACTATCTAATTCTTTGACCATATTCCTTGATTTGTTTTGTACTGATACTTACACCTATTCTAGGGTCTTTCTTGTGTGATGTTCCCTCTTCAAACTGTTTCTTAATCTTAGGTAACAAAATCTTTAGTACGTTGTTAGCATCTAACTTCCATACCTCTGCAACTCTACCACCATCAAATCTTGCATAGTAATGATTTTCATACTTACCAATTTTGTCCTCTATGATGTATCTGCATTGGTCTTCCCAAGTGTCCTGTACACTAATACCATTGTATGTACCATTAACACTCTTCCCTATGGTTGACTTGTATTCGCAACCACCAAATTCATCTATTGCATCTTCCCCTGCATAATCATCTGCAACCTTATGACCAAGTAAACCCGCCATATAGATTTCTCTTGACCTTGCATAAGAGAATGGATCACCCCATCCCTGTTGGTCACATAATTCATACATTTGTTCGTAGAGGTCACGATACTTTTCTTCGGGGGTCATAATAACTCTGTAATTACTATTATTATAGCAAAGATTTTACCATATATCAATGTGGTGTGACAGTAATTTAACTGTCCTAACCACACTCCATATCATACTTTGCTTGAAGTTCTATAACGGTATCAATCTTTTTCCTTACTAAATTACACCACTCAATATCATCATCGTCAAGATTTTCATTATGTTCAAGATAATATTTTAATGTATAATCTATGGTTGTGAGTTCGTAATTGTCAAATTGGTTCATAATAATCTCCATTGATTTTTTTCTACCATAGCACCACACTCTTGACAACTGAGTGCTGACCAACTAAAGTGGAATACTGTTTTACCCTGATTACAATGTGGGCAAACGATAAATTTACCTAACTGCCCTGCTCTGGTGTAGCGGTTAACTTTTTTTGTTATGGTCAAATCCTTAATAGCACTATTGACTATGTTATCAGACCAATCAATATAACTTGATAGTTGTCATTTGTATTTAAAAATCCTATCTTCATTTTTATGTAAGTCAAAATCGACCTTTGGGTTTATGTGTGCATCCCAACCGATTGTAAATGCCTTTGCATATACAAGATTCAGTAGCACTTCTTCTCTGTCTGGTAGTTCTCTTGGATTGCTACAGTTCAATCTACTCTCAACCATCATTTCACTTTGACCCTCTAGGTGTGTGATGAGTGCTGTTAGTTCCAAGTCATCTAATTCAAGTGTGTGTTTTGCCATTACCATTCCTCCTCTGGTCTTTTTGCTCTTGCCTTTTCAATCTTATTGTAAAACTTGTCAACTGTTGTTTCCAAGACTTCAAAGATTTCGTCTAACTCTTCCACCAACTCTGTATCATCGTTACCCTGTGAGTAACCCTCTAGGCAATAGAGTATGGTGCTTATCTGCTCTTCTCTCAAAGTCAGATTAAGTGGTGTCTGTGGAAATTCACTTCTAATTTTAGACATCGACTTCCTCCATTACTTCACTTGTGTCTTGAATAGTGAACTCTACACCCATATCTGGGTAAAAACCAATGTCCTCTAATTGACAGTTGGTTAGTGTGTCATTCTTTAAGAAGTAGAATGTCACATCATCATCCCTATCGTATTTTGATAGGGTTTCGATTAGTTCTGATACTCTCATCTTACTCTCCTACAAACTTGTAGTTGTACTCTTCGAGTAGAATATCTCTGACTCTTTCTCTGTCAAGTGAGTCTCCATCCCCCCACACACAATTTGTGACTCTATCATCACTACATTGTGATAAGTAGAACTCTGTAGCTGCGAGAATGTCAATTTTAGATAATGGTTGCTTTGTCTCCACATTTATCATAGGATAAAGTGGGTCATTAACACCGTAGAATGAATCAACATATTTCACAAAGTCTGTGAGCATATCGTTGAGTTCTGTGCTTGATGTTCCTGAGTTCATAAGGGTTTCTTTGTTATGTACTTATTATAGTGTATCAATATCGCTTTTCAATAAAGCTTGTGACACTTTATGAACTGACCCAATTGTTGTTCGTTAGGAAATTTAATCTGCTAAATTGATTTCTATTCACTAATTTGTATATACCCCACCTGTTCCACATTACATAACCTTCGCCATCTATTTCGCCATCATCATCAAATGTTGTCCACCATCCATCGTGTTCACATCTTTTGAGTGCATCCATCTTAATTGACTTAACTAACTTCCATAGTCTCATTAAGTTAGGGTCAATGTTATGTGAATGTGATATGGCATTGACTACATCATCTGTAATTGGTATTCCAGTACGGATACAATGATTAATAGTTTTTTTAATTTGTTGTGCTTTTTTCTCATCAACAAACTGAACCATAGTTGCCATTTGTTTTGCAAATTGACATCTATCATAAACAAACTGTTGAAACTTAGCGATAGCATTGCATTGAACATACAATACTTTGTCCAAGTCATTCTCAAGTATATGGTCAAGTGGTATTGCGTGAGTATCAAGTAGAGTATCTCCTGTAGCGATATACTCTGTATGTGGTGCGATGATAATATTATGTTCTATCTTATATGGAAATAGATACCCAATAGTGTTAGGTTGGTAGTAGTCATCGCCACCAATACCTATCAAATCTCCCTGATAGATATTATCTGTTCTGACTAAATTATCAAAACATAAGTGCAATTTATTTGCTAAATCTTTCTTATCTTTGTATAATATATCAATCTCTTCGTGAGAGTGACATATCATCTTCTTGACTTTGTTGAATACTGATTTCGTACCTACGAAAAATTTATCATTTTCGGGATTAGTTCCCCATACAATAGCAGGGCAACCATCTATTTTAAGAGATACCTTTCCCTGTAAAGTAAACCAGTTAATTGCTGATAAATCTCCAGTAAGGATGGTATCTTCGGGGTGTTCGATGTGTCTGAGTTGCATTTGTCTAAAGAGTGAATTCTGGTAATCTTTTAAAATTATTCTTTCCCTTACTTGACCTACACATATCTCTATTATACTGTCTATATAGTTCTTCTTGCAATTTAAATGCTTCAATTTCGTGGGGTTGCTCATAATATTTGTCACTTACAATCTTTCCTCTGTAATATGTCCTACCTGATTTAAGTGTAAGTGAACCCTCTACCCATTGTCTTAAATGCACTAATTCGTGTAGTAAAGTTTTTACATAATCAATTTCTTTCATCTTAGAATGAAGTGATATAGTAAAATTTCTGGGTCTGGAATAATTACTTGCGTCTAAGTATCCATAACAATCATCCTTCATCAAACTACGATGAACAATGTCAATCATAAGTTTGTGTCGAGGTAGATGTTTGTTTATAAACCAAGTGGCAATACTCTCACAGCGTTTTTTAGAATAACCATATCCAAAATGGTAGATGTAAGATTTGTTCCCCAATGTAGAATCCATAAGAAAGATAGAATAAAAATAAGTTTTTCCTTTGCGGTCATTTTTGTCATATTATCTTAAGTATAAGTATCCACCCGCCCATCCTACACATCTAGGGTCAGTTAGAAATAATAAATCTTTTTTGTCGCAAAAATTGAATCTAACGTGTTTTGCGGGTGCTTTCCAAGATGCAGGTTTGTAAACTTCCCCTGTATTTTTGTCAACAAATGAGTGAACTGTTGAATCTCTCCATCTATCTTCTCTTTCATCATACTGTTCTCTCACTACTTTAATGTACTTCTTACCTTCATAGTATCTAAACTTGTCTAGGTTTGCTTTGCCTTGCATAATCTTTACAAGTTGCTCTGCTGAATAAGTACACTCTGGGTCACGCTTCAAGTTATGCTCTAAACTTCTAATTGTGTCCTGTTTGTAGTTCTCATTGAGTGCTTTACAATAGTCATCAACATATCTTCTTAAGAATGTCTGATTTGTTTTCTGAACTGATTGTCCGATTACTTTTTCCATAGGGGTGTTTCTTTGTTATACACATATTATAGCACTAAAAAAGGGGGTTGGATACCCCCTTGTGACACTTATTCAACTGTCTGCTTTTTTGGGATTTCTACCTCCTCTACGATACAATCGGTCATCTTACTGTAATCATCATTCCATTTGTGACGAACTGAATAACCCACCCATCTGTCCTTAACAAACACATAGGCATACTCTTGCCAACAATCTATTCGTGTGAACTCATCAAAATTCTTACTCAAGATTGGTGCTTCATCATCGCCACCATAATAAGTTGTTCTGGGTTCTGTTGTTTCATACTCTCCTGTTTCTGAATTATATTCATTTTCAGAATAGCAACATCCCATATTTCCACCATCTATGAGTTCTGATGCTTTTTCATAGGTATTGAAGTGTTCTTCGAGAGTGACACCTAACCACTCTGGGTATCCATCGAAGTGATGATATACCGATAGGATTGAATCGTCTGGTAGTAGAATACCGATTCTTGAACGTGTTGACATAAGGGTCTAATAATAAATTGACGAGAGAAAACAAAAAACATAGTGGAGCAACTTTGCATAAATTACTCAACCCTACAGGTCTTTTCCGCTAGTTCTCAAGGAACATTGCTTTCAATCAAATGTTAGTAGAGGTTGAAACCACAGATGGTTTGTTTTCCCACTATTAATATAACACATCTGCAAGAGGATTCAACTTCTCTTGTGACACTTCTATTACTGGCATATAAAGGGTTCCATATTTACCGAATACTCGTCTAAACTTACCAAGTCTAGTGCCAAGATAAACTATTGCTGATTGAAATGGAGCTGCACCTTTACCATTTCCAAATTTTAATCTTTTATTAATTGCTAGAAATGGATAGGTTGATATTGATTTCCACCATCTTGTCGATACATCCATCTTAATCAACAAGACTAACTCTTTTGCGTGTCCTAGTTCATACTGAGATACTGCATAGGGTATCCACTCTTTACTATTACTATACGGATGGTTCATAAACACACTATCGGCAACCCAATCTTGTGCTAGTCCGTTTATTTTCTCATCGAAAAGTTTTTTAGCGGGTACGTTGGGATTCTCGATGTCATTACAACAGGGATCTAAATCTAGTTTGTTATCAAAAAATTCTAGAACATCACC